TTTAAGTTCATCTAATTGTCTTGTCATTTATACTTATATAGTAATTATATAAAAAATAGTTATTCAATATTTACAGGGGTTTTTTCTGGGGGTGTAGAAACAGATTCTTCAGTATTTACTGTTTCATCAGATTTTTCCATTTCTTCAGCTTTTTTATGAAATTCTTTAATTTGGCTTAAACCATGGTCATTATTTTCTTGTTTTCCAACAATAACATTTTCATCATTGAATAATTCTTTTCTTAAATCAGCAGTTGCAATATCATCATTTTCATTATCACCAAATAATAAATTTTTACCAGGAACATCCATTCTATCCGCATTTATTAAATTGCCCTGTTCATCTATAGATTGCATTAAACGATTTCCTGATTCTTCGGCCTTTTTAATATTTTCAGTAATAGCACGTTCTTTAGTTTCTTTAACCCGTTTTTTGAAATTTTCTTTAGATACTTCATCATTTTTTTTCTTTTCTGCCATTAATTCATTTAATTCTTTTTCTAAATATTCTACTTTACCTGTTCGGTAGGCCTCTGGATGGAAAGGTAACCATTTACCAACATGCCCAACATATACATCATGATTGGGATCTTCTTCTCTTAACATTTTACATTTCATTTCGGCTTCTTGTTGTGTTTCAAATGATCCTCTTACTTTAACACCACGGGTACTTGTTTGAAATGAATTAAGCTGATTATATTCTGTTGTTAATTTTTCAGATGAATTATCTAAAAATGTTTTATAATCATCAGATATATTAGTTGCAAATAACTTATCTTTTTCTTCAATTAAAAATTCGTCCATATCTTTTAATATTTTATTAGCATCTATATTGTATTTATAACTTATAAAATTAATGAATGAATTAAATTTTTCCATAGATTTTCTCATATCAAAATTAGCAACATATTTTTCAAAAAAAAATAAATCTTTGTTCTTAATATGATGTTCTGGTGATAAAAAACTAAGACAAACAAATTTTTGACCGGAAATAGTTTTGTCTTCATCTAATAAATCAATGTATTTAGTATCTTTTTTATCTTTTTTTTTTGTTGACATTATATTTTTATAAATATATTATTAGAATTATTTTAAGTATTTTTATGCAAAAACTATAAAATTCTATTATTTTTTTTTCTTTAATAATATTATAAATTATGAATTCCGGTATGGGAGAATTAGTAAAAAGAGCTATAAAGTATCTTGTTGAAGGTATTATGGTTGCAATTGTTGCATTTGTTATACCTCAGAAACCTTTAAAATTAGATGAAATTGCCATTATTGCCTTAATGGCCGCTGCGACATTCTCAATTTTAGATACATTTGTACCATCAATGGGTGCTTCGGCTAGATCAGGTGCCGGCTTCGGTATAGGTGCTAACTTGGTGGGATTCCCCCGATTCTAAATTAATTATATGAATTTTATTTTTAAAAATTTAAATACAATTCATATTTATTTAGGAGATTTTTTATTTTATTTCATTCACTTGGTATATGAAATTTTTCTTTGTTTTTTTGATTTATTTGATCTAGGATAATTTTTTATTTTATTTGATGCATTATATTTTTTTATTTTATTTGATTCATTTGGTATATACCTCAAAAAATTATGATCATACTCTTTAGTATCTTTTACCTTATTTTTACTTTTTAATGTTTTATATAATTTAGATTTTTCTTCTCTTACATCTTCTAATGTTTTATGCTTACCATAACATTTTACACTAAATCTTCTTAACAAACCTTTTTGTTGTAATCTATTTTTTAATTGAATTCTAAATAAAAATTCTGATATACATATCAATCTATTTTCATCATAATATGGCTTATCGGCATAAATAAATGATAAATAAAAACTTAATATTGTATCAATTGAAGCCACTTTAATTTTTTCATTATTTATATATATATAATTAAAACTATGACATGAAACAGTTTCATAAATAAATGCTATTGTATCTTTACCAACTACAATTTCATAATGTTGTGGTATAAAATCAGTTATACCTGATTTTTTATTAATTTTTATATTTTTTATTCCTTCATATTCTAATTGTTCTTTAACAATCATAGCACTTGTTTCTGGATCTTCAGATAAAATATCAAAATCTGGAATTTTTCTAACTATTTTTTTTTCATATTTTGGCATATAACTTGAATATAAGTTTGCCGCATAGCCTCCAAAAAATACTAATCCTTGATCTATAAATGATTTTCTTGTTAAATCATAAATTCTATCATTATTTTTTCCTTCATAATTTCTTTGATAATCAAGTGAATTACATGCAATTCCTTTTAATGGATAATTTTTATTTAATAAAATTAAGCGTTTTAATACTTTCTCCCAACGTGATATATCACCCATTGGTCTTGATAATTCAATATACATTGCCATTCTCAAAAAATTAGGCGGGCAATAGCAAATAGAATTTATTTTTATAGCTTTTTTATATAAATTATAAAAAAACCTTTTATCCATTTGTGTAATATCAGCTATTGGCATAAAATTTACATATACTTTAAAAGTACCCGAATGAATTCCTGATTTCGCTTCAACTTCGTCATAGCCTTCATCATGATATAATTCGGCTAATTTTTTTGCAAGATACATTGCATTCGGAGAAAAAAAATCATAATCTGGAAGTTCAATATTTCTATTATAAAATCGCATGTGTTCTGGTAATATATTATTTATGGCAGTACCGCCATAACATAATGTTTTATTTGTTCTTAAAAATTTTTCTAAAATACTTATAATTTTTTTTATATCATCAGATTGTACCAATTTCTTACCACTAATAGATGTAGCATTATCTATAGCATTTCTTAATATATCTAATTCTTTATTTTCAAAATTATTTTTCATTATTATATATTAAATAATATATAAAATTAATAGATAATATATTATTTAATATTATATTTTTATTTACTAGCTACCTGAACATTCTTTAATGTTAATACTAAATTGAGCATTGTTAATACTATCGAGTTCGATCATATATTTATCTTCGGGTGGTAATACACGAGAACCACTACAACCATTAGTTATTTGACTTATAGATTTTATATTCGTTCGATCTGAAGTTATTTCTACACCTAAAGTATTAAACCTTTCACCATCGTTCGGATTTTTAACTACAAATTTAAGTTCAAATATTTTATTACCTGCGGAAGTACTTAACTGTATAATTGACGTCTCATCAGTTATTGCTTTTACACTATAAATTTCACTATGATGAGTTGCACTTATATCTACCACTGGTACTATTGATCCTGATCCAAGTGTACCATCATCATTAGGATATACAAAACCACCTGCAACTTTTATTGTTAGACTTATATTTGATGCGGCAGGACGATCTGGTGTGGTTGTTACAGGTACATTTTCTGGTAGAGTTGGTGATGGTATATGTTCATCTGTTCGTAGTGTTTTATGTTTTAATATAAAGGAGGCATTTTTAGTAGAATTTAATCCTCTATTATTTGAATTTTTAAATAAATCTAAATATGATCGTAGATTTAAATCATTTTGCTGAAATTTCATTGCCATTATTTGACAACCATTCTTAAATGGCTCTGAAATATCATAATTACTTAATTTATTATTTAAATCAGGTAAAACAATATGTATCTTATTTTTAGTTGAAGATTTTAATAACTCATTTTCACTGTCAATTTGAGATCTTCTATATACTTTATAATGATCGCCAGAATATAAATTAGTTACATTGTGTAATAGTGTATTTTTAATTATTTCTTTATATGGTGAATCTATCATTATAATAACTTTTCCACTTAATTCGTTTATTGGAAAACGATCAATTCCTTTTCCAGATTCTGAAGCTTTAACTCCTTTTAAAGGAGTTAATATTCCATTTGATCCGTTTCCATAAAATTTTTCATTAATGATTTGTCCCATATTATCAAACATTTCTGCATGTTCACTTTTAATTCTAAAATGTAATAATAATGGTTCTCTAGTTTCACCCATTGTACTAAAGGTATTTACTTGACCATTTACAATTTCATCTAAAACTTCTTCTAATGTTAAAAAATTAAATGTTTCTTTAAAACTAAAATTAGTATTTGAAGAACTAGCTATAATTGGTTGATGTTTTAATGAATATATTTCAAAATCTAAACATCTAGCACCTAATGCTAATGCATTTTGTAATGCACATAAATGAACCCAATTATTTTTGTAACCATCTGAATTACAACAATTATATGCTGTTTTAATATAAAAATTTCTTAAAGTAGCAGATTCTTTATTACAATAAAGACTATTAACTGAATTTGGATTAGTACAATTACTATATATAGATGCATAAGAATATGATTGATTTAACAAGTCAAATTGTTTTTTATATTTTGTACAATTACTGGAATTTAATGATAATGTAGTTCCAACCCAAGTAAAAAAAAGTAATAAAATAGCAATTATTATTGTTAAAGAAATTACAGTATATAAAACAGATTTATCAAGATCATCTGTTGATGTTAATTCATTTATTAAATTACCAACCTTAGTTAAATCCATAGGGTTTAGTGATTTATTAACCATATTTTTATAATTATATTATAAAAATATATTAATATTTATTAATATTAATATATTATGGCTGGTGGATTACTAAATTTAATTGCTGTGGGTAATCAAAATGTAATAACTAATGGGAATCCAAATAAAAGTTTTTTCAAAGTTAATTATAATAAATATACTAATTTTGGTTTGCAAAAATATAGAATAGATCAAACTGGACAAACACAAATTAACTTAAATAATGAAACAAAATATACATTTAAAATATCTAGATATGGTGATCTATTAATGGATACATATTTGGTATTATCATTACCAAATATATGGAGTCCTATATTGAAATATAATTTACCTAATACAATCAAAAGTGAATATAGACCATATGAATTTAAATGGATAAAAAATATAGGCACACAAATTATAAAAGAAGTTACAATAACTATAGGTGGTCATATTATACAAAAATTTTCAGGCAATTATATACAAAATGTAATTGAAAGAGATTATAGTGAAACAAAAAAAAATTTATTTAATAGTATGATAGGAAATATAGATGAATTACATAGTCCTGAAAAATATGCAAATAGAAATAATAACTATCCAAATGCATATAAAATAAGTGACGATACTGATATAGAACCATCAATTCAAGGAAAACAATTATTTATACCATTAAATACATGGTATTCTAAAATGTCTTCATCTGCATTACCTTTAGTATGTTTACAATATACAGAATTAGAAATAAACATAACATTTAGACCATTAGTTGAATTATTTACAATTAAAGATGTAATATATGATTTAAGTGAAAATGTACAAAATATAAATACAAATTTTTATGATTATATACCAAGAATAAAAGCAAATCAAGCATCGAGTGATGTTTATGGATTTCATAGATTTATACAAGAACCTCCTGAAAAAGATATGGATCAGGATTTTATTTATCCAGACAATAGAAAAAGTATAAATATGGATATTCATTTAATAACTACTCAATGTTTTTTAGATAACGACGAACGAAATTATTTTGCAGCAAATAAACAAGTATATTTAATAAAAGAAATATATGAATATGATTTTTATAAAATTAATAAAAGTAATAAAATTAAATTAGAATCAAATGGATTAGTATCTAATTGGATGTGGTATTTTCAAAGAGATGATGTTAACAAAAGAAATGAATGGTCTAATTATACAAATTGGCCATATGAAAATGAATTACCTAATTCATTAATAAAATTATATGATCATGCTAATAACCCAGCTTATTATTTTAAAAATAAGTTATATAGTGATGTAAGTAATAATATTTTTATTACAGGTAATATACCATCTGATTCAGAACAAAATAATAATAAATTAATAATGAAAAATTTTGCAATAATATGTGATGGAAAATATAGAGAACAAGATATGCCTTCTGGTGTTTTTGATAAAATTGAACATTTTTCAAGAAATAATGGAAACGCAAAAGATGGATTATATCATTATTCTTTTTCTATTAACAATGATCCATATAAATATCAACCATCTGGTGCATTTAATACTAATAAATTTAAAGTTATAGAATTTGAATATAATCATTTTTTTAATCCACCATTAGATCTATCTAATGTATATTTTACTACAATTTGTGATCCTGAAACAGGTGAACCAATTGCTACTACTAAATCACCTACGAGTATTTATAAATATAATTATAATTTACATATTTATGAAGAGAGATATAATCTTTTAGAATTTCAATCAGGAACAGCCGATTTAGTATATAGTAGATAATAAAATATATACTAAAAAATGATAATTTTTTACATTTTTACATTTTTATAATTATTATATTATTATAATTATTATATTTATTTTTTATAATTATTATTTTTAATACATTTAAAATTAAAATCTCTCATTTCATTTTTTTTACATGGCTTATTACATCTTTTTGTTTTTGGATTATATTCTTTATATTTTTTTGTACATTCTATTCTTTTTTCAATAGATTTGTTAGTTATTTCTTTTTTATTTTTTGATCGGGATTTAATTATATTTTTAAAAACTATATTTTTATCATTTTCAATAGTATTTATATTTTTTTTTTTTGTTTTAATTTTAACACATCTATATTTTTCATTTCTTTCAAACCCTTTTTGGCATTTTTTTAAACATCTTTTTGTTAATGGATTAAAATCTTTATTTTTTTGTTTACATTTTAATTTTAAAATATCATTATCTATATTGCTATTATTTATACTATTAACTTTACTTTTTATCTTAGTATTTATGTTAGTATTTAAATTTGATTTGTATATTTTGGATTTTGTAGTATAAATATTATGATTGTTCAATAATTTAGCATAACTAGTATATAGTTCATGTAAATTATCTTTTCTTTTAATTAAATGTGCAGAAAACATATTTAATAAATTTATTACATCAATTATAAAATTTTTATGTTCAAAATCTCTATATATAGCATAATTAAAAATCCCGAGTAATGCAGTACATAAACCCCAGCTATCAAATGTATTTACTAATTTTTTTAAAAATTTAGAATGATTGCGAAAATGATCTTTATATACTTTGGCATATTCATAATCATCAAAAATTGATTTCAATCCAAATTCATTTTCAGGAGGCCAATTAAAATGTCTAATTGCATAACCTGCGTTATTATTTGTATATTCTTTAATAACCTTTTCATGTGTTTTCATTAAACCAAAATCTATGTATTTAGAAAGACCTGTTTCAAAATTATATACTAAATTAATTAATTTTATATCAAAATGAATAACTTTATTTTTGTTAAAAAATAATAATCCATCAAATAAATTTAAAAAAGAAGTATAAAAAATTTTTAATTCATTAGTATCCATTTTTTTAGTATCAAAAAGAATCTTGGCAGAATCTAGCATATTAATACCTCCATTTTCTAATAATAACTGTTTCAATCGTGATTGTTTGTTTCTAAAATAATAATGAACATACTCGGTAGGTGGAGATTTACATTTCTGCACAATTTTATTAAATTTACTATCTAATTTTGGATTGCATATTTTTGGCATTGAGATTGCATATTTATCAACACCATCTAATTTTGATAAAAATTCAAGTTCTTTTAATTCATCCTCGGCGTGTCTGTCAAGCATAATTTTTGAAACTTTATTTTTATAATCTTTATCTTTTATTTTTGTTTCATCACTATCACATTTTAAAGCAGGTTTTATAACACAGCCATATGTTCCTTGTCCCACTATTTTATTAGACATTATTTATAATATTAAAATATTATATAATATAGTAAATTAAAATATTATATAATTATTTTTTTAATTTTGCGAGTTCCATAACCATGTTTTTTTCGTGCTTTTTTAGCAAGTTTCAATGCTTTTGATCTTTTATTACATCCTTTTAACAAAATATTATAATCTATAGCAGCAGCTTTTCCCGAAGTAATAGAACTTGCTAAACGAGCAATACCCCAACTATGTGCAGTTTGATTAGGTCTAGATCCAGAAGAGTAGTACGCACCTTGACCTTTTTTTACAATTTTATTTAAAGATTTTATAGAGCATCCAGTTTTTTTCGAGAGATTTTTATTTATTTTTAAATTTTTAATTTTATAAATTTTTTCAGCATTCAAAATATGTTTAGATTTTTTTGATTTAAATGTTTTTACAGGCAATCTTGAAATATATAAACCTTTTTCATATTTTTTTCTAGATATCATTAATTGTTTTTTTTGTATTTTTTTATCTTTTTTTGATAAATGTTTTGGTATATATTTTAATGGAACATTCATTTAAAATATATAAATATTTTTTTATATTTAAAAATTATAAGGAGTTGGACCACAATATGAAAAATCATTATTACCAGTTATAGAATCTGTACAATTTTTATTAAACGACGATGAATTATTATATGAAACATTTTTTAATGGATTAGATATAATTAATTCATTATTTATAAATTTTAATTGATTATTATTTTCAAGGCTTGAATTATAATTATTATGAAAAGAATTGATATATTGTAAATATTTATTAACAATATTTTTATTATTATTCGAATTGTTAATCTCTCGTTTATTTAAATTATTTAAATTTTTTAATTCCATCTTATAATCATTGTAACTAGGATATAATGTATTTTTATAATCTTGAATTGTTTTATAAGGGGAATCAGTAGAAGTATCAAAAAAAGAACCCCTTTGATGTTGATTATACATAACTGTCATAGATATATCTCCTAGACTTAAATCTGACGGATTTTGAATTTTTCCATAACAATCAAAAAATTGATCAGAACTAATTAAATAATCATGACTCAATTGTTCTCCATATTTATTTAAAGGATTATAATATTTTTTATCAATAGAATCAGAATCATTTGAAATAAAAAAATGAACTAATTGATTTTGAATTTCAGTTTTTCGTTTACTAGCTAATGAATCATCCATATCGAGTCCAGCCAATTCTTTATTTAATTCTGTTAATAGATCTCTTGATAAACCTAGTTCATTTAATTCTAAATCGGGTTTGATTGTTAATTTTTTTTGATAGTCTAAGATATTATTAATACTTAATTGTGGTTTTTTAATAAGATCTAAAATACTAGCATGATTTAATTCTAATATTACGCCACTAAAATCTGGTAGATTGCAAATATTTTTTGCTTTTGCATAATTTATACTATTGGAAATTTCTATATATCTTTTAGGATTAGTATAAGATAAATCCAACATAATAGATTCTAAAGTTCTGCATTTGGATTTTTGGACTTCATAATAATCTGTAGTTTTTAAATTAGTAGTGTATGTATCATAAAATGAACTATCACTACAACATTTATAATCTGTATTTAATCGTTCACTCGTAGAATTAAAAAATGTATTAGATGAACATCGTTCTTTCCACGGACAAACAATCATACTTGTATCAATTGTACGTAAATTAGAAACATCATGTGGTGGATAATCTTCATTTGATATTGGAATAAATGAAATATCATATACTTTAATGCAATTATTATCGTCGGGCATTATTTTACATTTAGAACAATCAATAATATTTTCAAAAGCTTCTAATGAGTTTTTAGAATAAAATAAAACATGAAGTAAAGATAATACTAATAAAAAAATTAATAAAAATTTAAAACAGTTATTCATAATATTATATTATATTTATAAAATAATATTATTTACTACTTTATTAAATTAGAATTATATTGATTATTTACTAATATAAAATAAGAATTTTTATTTAAATCAGTGATAGATTTAGAATTAGTATATGTACATGTACTTCTTATTCCACCTAAATAATTATTTATTGTTTTTTGTAATGCACCTTTATATTTAATTTTAATTTCTCTTCCTTCCGATGATCTATAACTATTATTGTTTGCTGAATAGTTATTATTCATTGCATAAGATGAACTCATTCCATAAAAAAATTTATAAACATTATCATTCTCATATATTATGTCTCCTGGATTTTCTGCATGACCTGCAAATTCACCACCCATCATTACAAAATCAGCACCAGCACAATATGCTTTTGAACAATCTCCCGGACATGTAATTCCACCATCACTAATAATTAACTTATTATATTGTTTAGCAATATTACTACATTCTAATATACAAGATAACTGAGGCATTCCAATACCAGTTTGTATTCTTGTTGTACAAGCACTACCACCACCAATTCCACATTTAATAATATCAACACCTGATTCAATTAAACCCAATACACCTTCTGCTGTACAAACATTTCCAGCTACAATAATTTTATCAGGATATTTTTCTCTAACTTTTTTACAAAATTTTTTAAAATTAGAAATATATCCATTAGCAATATCAATCATTATAAATTTACAATCAATATTATCTAAAATATTTACCAAATTATCATAATTATCATCATTTATACCAGTAGATATCATATAATAATTAGGATCTAATTTGGTTTCATTTTTGTCATTATAATTTAAAAGATCTTGTAATGTGTGAAATTTATGTAGAGCAGTAATAATTTTATTTTTCGAAAGAACACTATAGATGTTTAAAGTACCTACAGTTGTCATATTAGCAGCAATCATTGGAATACCACTCCAGACATTATTATTAAAAGTAAATTTTGTTTCTAATTCAACATCTTTTCTACTATTTAAATTTGATGATTTTGGTAAAATTAATACATCTCTAAAATCGTAATATTTTTCTTTATTAAAAAACATATATTTAGTTTTAAAAAATTCATTTTATATTATTTTAGTTAATTTATTTTAACTAGTTATATTAATTAATAATAATGGGAATGATTGATTATCCAATATTTAGTGAACAATTACGTAAAGGAGGTGTCGGGGAACAATACTATTTAAATTGTCCAAGTAAAAATAATGACAAATATGATAAATCTGCAAAAGCAATAGTTGATCTTACAATTAATGATCAAAACGTCAAAGATTTCAATATTCCATTATGTAATTATGATAAAGATGATGAAACCAACTTTAGACGTGACGGTTCAGATACTTCGGGATGTTGTATATCACTAATAACAGCTGAAGATCCTGACTGTATGGTTGGATATGATACAGGTATAGATTTTTCAAATGCTGATGCAAGTTATAATATTTGTAATAAATTTGATATATCTGAATTCAAAGAAACACCAGATGGACTTGTCAAATTTGCTATGTATATATGTATTTCATTGGTAATTATGTTAATAATTACATTTGTTGGATGTAGTTACGAATTTTGGTTAGAATATGGAACAAATATAAACTGTTTATATTATCAAAGTAAATGTGATAATCGTACAAATAATATTGACGGTAAAGTAAGTATGATCGAATTTTTATTTCCAAATGCTTTAAACTTTTTTCCATATCAACCATGTCTTCCATGTGATAAATTTCCAAAAGGAGAAAATCCGAGTAAAAATTATGGACAATCAGGAGGTAAGGCAGATGGAAATGGAAATCAAAATGAATTTATTAGTAACTTTACTGTGAATTATATAAATAATAAAAAATGTATAACAATAGATAATGAAGGAGAAGGATGTGAAAGACCTTTTCCGTATAGTATACCTGATTATGTTAGAGATTCACCAAGTAATTATTTAAAAACAGTATTTAAAGCCATAGGTTTTTTTTATGCAATACCAATTCTTATATTAAGAAAAGCATTTAATTTTGTATTTTCAGGTATATCAACAAAATATCAAAAATATATTTCTAATACTGTTATACCGAAAGCATTAATCTTTTTATTATTATCAGGATTACTTGCACCAACATTAGGAATGTTAGGAATACAAATACCAGCAATAACTATATTTGCGAATCCAATGACTTTTTTTGGTATGTTAGTAATGATGTCTGAAATAATTGGATTTTTTGGATTTATATTAACATGGATTTTTGCATTACAGCCACGTATGCTTATTAGTTTATTATCTTCAAAATCAGTACAAGATGCTTTAAGAGGTAAGAAACGAGAACATCAAACTAATAAACTTAAAGCAAATATTTTTTATAATACAATATCTAAATTTTTCCCAAATGAATCTTTAACTTTTGATAAATCTGATAAATATATTATTGATTATTATAGTTTATTTACATGGAAACATTGGTATCTTTTAAAACCATACATGGATAAAAATGAGTGGGGTAAATTTACTATGGCTCTTCTTTGTAATATTTTTATTTTACCATTATTTTATTTAATCTTACTTGTAACCGTTTTAATATCGAGTTTAACAATGTTTACTATTTCAGCTACTTTATTTGCAATAACTACATTTTTTAAACTGTTCTTTTACCCTATAGCAAATAGCTTAGAATTTTATAATATAGTTAAATCACATTCTACTGTATTAACAATATTTTTCTGCATATTAGTATTTGTATCTGCTACTACATCTTTGGCTAGTGAAACTCGAAATATTATGGCGTTTGTATTAGCAATGATAATATTAGGTAAATTAATACAATCTACTAAAAAATAAAAAAATAAAAAATTTAATAGAATAATATCTGAATATCTGAATATCTGAATATCTGAATATCTGAATATCT